GTCGGTCCATCCGTACTTGAGCCGAGCCCGGTGCGGATACGGGTACTCTGTGCCACGATCACTATAACGTTCACCCATATGGGCGAGGCGTAGTAGTGAATCTTGGACGTGATACCAATCACGTGTAAAGGCAGTATCATTACTGCCTACTACCATAGGACTAGGTACACCCCAGGTTTGAAAGTTGCGCTTAAAGCGCATACGACTTTCATTAACCATAAGGTATACGAAATCCTTGTCCACATACTCAACGAATCCTTGAGCGTCTGGGTTATTGCTTAAAGGCAAATAACCTATCCACTCTCGTATCTTTGAATATATGAACGTAGCACAACACTCGTAACCAGCTCTTCTTAGCCTTTTGGCTAAGTCGAGGTAGGAAACGGCGTCTTGAGTTGAGTTGATACCTTGCTTCCTGACACGTAGGGGTGTTATATCAACGCCATTATAGGCGTCGACACCACAGGACTCTCGAAAGAGTCCTCGCTTGAAGGTCTTTGCCATGTTCGGGACAAGTCCCGAGCCGACTAAACCTCTGAGCACACCTTCGTGGTATTTAACAGGATATAGGATATCATCTCCGAAGACATATATATCAGTACAGTTCTCACCATACTGAGATAATATGCTAGCATAAACCAATGCCCAGAATACTAGGCTCTGAACGGGAAACGTTAATGCATTTCCCATTGGAGCCCACTTCTGTAGCGTAATGACCCGACCATCTAGTAACTTGACTTTTGTAGCCCGACTACATGAGAGCCACTGATACGCTGTTTCTCCAAAGAGATAGCGTACCAGCTCAGCACTCATCCTATCGGATGCCTCCTTAAGGTCTAGGGTAACTAATTCCCCAGACCTCGAGGAGGACAAGGCTAGTTTCCCATTCACGGATTGATCCGTGAAATTAATCTTCCCTCTTGTTAGGGGGAACTGGGATATAGCTGCTTCAAGAACTAGTCTCTGACCTTGCTGGATCCAAATGGCCTCAGCGGGGTGCACGCAAATTAAGCGTGGACCCCTCGAGTCCTTAGGGACAGCAATGAGGTTAGCGACGATGTCGTCCTGTTCATCTAGTGCACCCATACGGTTGTCGACCATGACTTCACTCCAAAAGGAGGGAAGGCCACAGAAGAATTGATCGTAGGGGTACAGTTCAACGATAGAACGATACAATGTTAAGAACCTGCTCTTGCCTGAAGGCTTGCGGGGCGGATAAACCGCACCGGGCCCGTGGGACGGGAGTATGTTCTTAAATTTACCCCGCCGTACGATTTCTCGTACGGCGGAAGTAACGACTTGTCGAGCGGTACTGTGATAGTGTTGTGGCAGCCTGCTTGCGAAAGCAGAATTCCACACGCACACACCCAGTTCCGTATCCTCAAAACCGCATTGTGCGTTTTCAAGTTGTTCCTTTGTTGGTTCATACTCGGCCTTGTAGCAGAACACAAGCACTTGCCTAATGTACTTCAAATACACTGCCTCCTTAGTAAGGAGGAAGCGTTCCCAGAGTGGTACTAACCACCCCGGAAGAGAAGGGGGATTCCCTCCTTCTTCGATGAACATTAGGATTGCTTTGTCTAGCAAAGGTCCTTCTTTAAGGACCCAGTCATAAGTTATCTCATCAGGGGCGTCAAGTGACACTCCCGACAATTCACGTATGTCTGCTAGCAGGCGTTTGTATACTGTTAGTAGGATACTCACCTAGACCTCCCTCTTTCGAAGGAGATCCAGTTAGATGCAAATAATTGCACCGCCTGGTCCCGACAATCCAGCGGGGTTCGATTCCGAGTCCTCCATATGAAGGACGTATTCGGGTCAAACTCTATGCTGGAGCTACCGGTGATTTCGTTCATTACTAGCTCACCCAACATCCCAGCCTCAGTTCCGTTGATTGAAATCAGCGGACCTTTGAGACCGAGACCTTCTAACGTTATGCGAGCACGAACACGGGTTAGAGTACTGAGGTATTTCTCCTCATGTAGTACTAAATCCCATGACGTACGCCCGACATTAATTAGAATGCCGAACCACAGTTTCCGCCTATTCTTTAAGACTAGGTGTAGACGAATGGTTTGACCAGTGTAACCTTTCATAGTGTAGCGTTTCATTGTATATACTTTGTTGCGATACCCCGTGAGGGATACCTGTTGTTGTAGTGTTGCTATTCTGAACTATCTCTAGCCGTGAGGCAAAGAGAAAGCCGAGTGATCGGCGAATTACTGTTCCTTGTTGACGAAAATTTCGTCAGCAAGATCCAGCCCGGTATCATCCTCCTGAAGAAGGCCGATGAGGTTCTCGAAACACGCAAGTATTTCGGTTCCCGTCACCAGCGTATCAGTAGGATGCGTAACCACGACGTATGCACTGACGGGGGCAATACTGCCATCCGACAGAGCTTGGTAGCGATCGAATCGTACAACCGAACGTGTTCCGGCCTTTTTAGTGGCCGAATCGACGTAGGGCTGATGCGCAATTTTGAGCTCGGTGGGCAATGCCACACCGCGCGCAATTTCGCGCCGCAGCGAACCGGATTTCTCCGAGTACTGTTGCACGTATGCGAGAGCACCAATGGTGATATTTGCATTCATATGTTTGTATCCTTGTTTGACTTATCGTCTCGAGATTGGAGATTATCTCCAAACTCGTAGGTTCGCCACTAGTTGGTGGAGCAATGCTGCTGTTAAGGCAACTTGCTTTTTTCCAAACCTACCACTCAAACTGATCGAAGGATCAGCTGAGATGGCTTCACGATGATAATATGACAACTCGTTATGCGCTGTCTGTTCTCCGTCCTGAGTCGAGGTCCATCCTACATATTTGTGTTTGTACACAGGTACGAGGGTGTTCCACTTCTCGGACATCCAGACGGTCTCGATATTCCTGGAATTACCCGTAAGGGCATTATCCAGGGCATCTACGACACCTGACAAGTTTACGAACCAATCTAGCATGAAAGAGAACGGAATTCGTTCCCAAGCAAGACTAGCGGGTCCGGTCGCAATGAACCTACGGATAACATAATCCAGACGCTTAAAACCGTCTGAACTGTACTCCACGTTCCTGCGACCCTTAACTCCAACTAAGCGCATTGGCGGCACGAGGGGATTAATCCCCACATGCCAGAATGAACTGTTGTTGAGGTTAGGGTTTGAGCTATACCCTGTCGGTGTGGTCACCATGGCAATAGTGCCGAGTGATTTCACAGTAACCACATATCTACGATTATAATCGCGAATATGTCGGTCCATGTCTGCCTTAATCTGGCGGACTGCAGCGTTTATCTTTTGGACATCGCTGATCAGGGGAGCGAGACCGAATGACCAGGCCAGGAAGCCACTGCTAGCAGCTTTCGAGAGCGCGCTTGCGCGCCCTCGATTGCTCGTCGCCCTTCGTGCCTCGCGCATAAGCCTGGTAAGGCTGTTTGCGCTGGACACGAGTTGGGGGGACTCCACAAGGTTCAACAAGGTATCTACCTCATTGAATTTGTGGAACTTATGCATGGCTTCAGTTTTTAACTGGCTGATGGTCTTCGGATATGAAGGTAGAAGGTCCGAATGAAGGATCCTTCCATAGTATCCCCAGCTGTAGTGGTGCGCATACGGGCCGGTATAGTTATACCGGTTTGTATCCGTGAACTCATCTACATCTGATATGTTAAACATACGGAACTTACGTTTCGTATGCGTAACAGTCTTGACACCATTGGAGGGAACGATGTCATCAATAATGATGGCTTCGTCATCTTCTACTGGAACTAGGCCGGCCCCGAATGTAACATTCGAGAATCCGGTCCAGTTAGTCCAGGGGGAATTAACGTTGGCTCGAGAGCGAGATCGCACTTGGCCAACGCGGGATCCTACCCAGACGGGACCATCTTCATATTTCGTTCTAGTACGCATGATTTGTCGGTTGAGGCGTCACCG